AAATAATTTAAATATTTCTCTTTTTGTGTGTCTCTTTCTCTTTATCGAGGGATAAGACACAAACATTTAATTGTGCCACATAGTGAAGAAAGAAAGTCTTCCGTGGTGTCTTTTTTAATTGTGCCACATAGTGAAGAAAGAAAGTCTTCAAGTAGTAAGCTTTTGAAAGGAGCATAAAAAATGACAGAAGCAACAGTACGTAAGCGACGAAAGACAACAAACACTAAATCTAGTGTGTCTTTAAAATTCACACGCATTACACCAGACGCAAAAGCCCCTTATAAGGCTACAGCGTCCGCCGCTTGCTATGATGTATTCGCAAATGACACAGTGACTTTATACCCTCAAAGAGGGCAAGATAAAGCATATAAGGTGCCGACGGGAGTAGCTTTTGAGATTCCCGAAGGATACCATTTAGAAGTTTATGTCCGTTCTTCTACAGGTTTAAAAACAAAACTGAGATTAGCCAATGGCACAGGGATTGTTGATAGTGACTATGTTGATGAATTGTTTTTGCTTGTTGAGAACATTGGCAGTAGTGTTGTAAGAATCAATAAAGGGGAACGTATCGCACAGCTTATGTTAGTTGATAACGTCCCAACAGAATTAGTAGAAGTAGATTCTCTCACTAAAGACAGCACACATAAAGGGTTTGGGAGTACAGGAAAGGACTAATGAAATGGATAACACAAAAGGAATCAAAGTGCATGATACTGTATGGGTAGACATGTCGGATTGGTCGGGTATACCCCCACACGAAAGTGGTTATGCAGTAGTTGATGACTTCTGGGGGGTTCCTGAATACGACAAAGCAATGTATAGATTAATGTACGCTGTAAAGTTCCGTGGCAGTGATGACGTAATCATAGTTAATGGACGTCGTGTTACCCCCATCAATGAGGATGAAGACACACAGGAAGACACAATGCACGATAAACACTATCGTGATTCTGTTGTTGAACCTATTCTTGTCATGCAGGCGCTTTTTAGTCGTGATGAATTTATTGGCTTCCTCAAGGGCAATATCCTTAAATACCGACTCCGTGCAGGGCATAAGGGCGGAGAAAAAGGCATGAAGTCTGATCTTGATAAGATTCATGTCTATGAAGAATGGCTCGAAAGAGCGAAGAAGGGTGAACGTATTTAATTGTAGTGATCACTACAAAAAGGAGAAATGAACATGATGGAAACCATGAACAAACCTTATGTTGCATACGCAAACAAGCTCATGCGCTTTTTACATGATGGCACTTATGACAATGATACCTTGTGTCTTTTAGGCGTCATTGCCGCTAAGTCTCGCAGGAAGCATGTAAAGCTTGATGATGGCATTAAGACAGCCGTCACAGATTTATTACTTGAAAATGCCGATGGCATGATTTTAATTACTCGTGCAAAATTACTGTAAAGGAGAAATGAAACATGAATATGAATGATGGTGTAATTACAGGGAAAGCTATGTGGTGTCATTTAGCAGACACAGAAACTTTTAATGGTACAGACACAAATAAATATAGCATTACGCTTGTTCCGTCTGTTGAAGACATGAATAACTTGATGCAGGGAGCCCAGACGATTTGGGAAGAATTTAAAGAAACACTCAAGAACAAGAAGTTCGCCGCAGAGCCTAACATGGGTTCGTTCCGTGAAGATGACAATGGCGACGCAAGCGTTAAATTCGTTACCAATGCTCATATTGTCACGAAGGCAGGCAAAGAGATTGACAAGGTTGTTCCTGTCTTTGATGGTGCTGAACGTCCTGTTACTCGCAAAATCAAGAGTTCTATTGGGAATGGTAGTGTCGTTGCTGTCGCCTATCAGCTCTTTCCGTATTACAACACATCTAAAAACTTTGGTGTGTCTTTCCGATTGCAGGCGGTACAGCTCTTGAAGTACGTTCCGTATGGCAACGGACAGGATGCAAGCTCTTTCGGCTTTAATAAGCATGAAGGGGCCTTTGATTCTACGTCTGTCATCGATGACGATGAAGAAGACACACGTTCGGACGTAGATGTTCCGTTCACGGACGGTTCGGATGATGAAGATTTTTAAAGCGTGGTGATAAGACCTGAAACGAAGTTTTTGTAATGGGGGTGCATATACATACAGACCACCTAAAAAGAGAAGTCATTTTGAAGACACCATTAGTGCGCAGATACGGGAGTTGAAGAAGCGGGAAAAGTATGAGATGTACTACATCAACTATGAAAAACCTGCTACACAGCATAAGTATACTCCAGACTTTGTGTTGCCGAATGGAATCATTATAGAAGCAAAGGGGATTTTTGAAAGAGAAGACAGACAGAAGCACTTGCTTATCAAGATGCAGTATCCCGCTTTGGATATTCGGTTTGTCTTCCAAAATCCTAAGTTGAAGTTGTATAAAGGCAGTAAGACAACCTATGCAGATTGGGCGGAGAAAAATGGATTTAAATACTCCACTAGACAGATTCCCGACGCATGGTTTAGAGAAAAGAAGAAGCCTATGAAAGGTCTTATCCCTAAAAAGAAAAAGTAAGGGGTGAGAGCATGAATTTGAAGTACAAAGAAAGAGAGGAGACTAACATGGTGCGTGTCTTGTTTGAACCGAAGGTGAAGACCGTTCGGGAAATTTATGTAGAACAGCGTAGAGAAGGTCTGTTCAATATCGGGTATCATTTGATCGTGATGCCGAATGGTGAAGTAAAAGAAGGGATTCCCTTTCTCGCTTATGGTGACTATAGACTCGCTCATGTGAAAGATTCCGTCTATGTGCTGTTGGTTGGATGTGCCAGCGAAAAGGACATGTCCGATGCACAGCGTAAAACCATGAGGGACATTAAGAACAAATATGCCCTTGATGTACATTATGGGGACGACTAGCCATGTCGGAAATTGTACAGGCACATATTCCGTGTCCTTATTGCGGAAGCCATGATGCCGCTACGTTGTATGATGATGGACACACATACTGTTTCAGTTGTCATCATACAGAATTTCCGAAAGAAGGTGTAGAGGTGGCTAAACATGCCATTATTCCCCATGAGGATATGGAGTTTAAGACACTCCGTGCTAGGGGCTTGTCTGCTGAAACATGTGAGCGTTATGGCTATTATGTTACAAAGACACAACTAGGAACCGTTCAAGTCGCAGAGTATTGTGATGAGGACGGTTCTGTTCTTTTTCAGAAGTTACGTACAAAGGACAAGAAGTTCTATCTGAATGGTACTTCTGCTTATAGGTTTTTTGGACAGAATCTTTTCCATAATGGCAAGAAACTTGTCATTACAGAGGGAGAGATTGATTGTCTGACTGTCTCCCAGATGGGGGGCAACAAGTGGCCTGTTGTGTCTTTACCTCATGGTTGTACGTCGGCTAAACGTACTTTTAAAGAAAACCTAGAATGGCTTGAGTCCTTTGATGAGGTCATTGTCATGTTTGACATGGACGCTCAGGGACGAAAGGCCGTAGAGGATGTGCAGGGGATGTTGTCCCCACACAAACTAAAGATTGCAGACTTACCCGAAAAGGATGCTAATGCGTGTCTTGTAGCAGGTAAGGGAGATGCAATCATACAGGCCATCTTTACCGCAAAGGAATATAGGCCAGATGGAATTATCAATGCCGCTGACATTGAAGATGAATTTTTCAGTGATGACACAGAAGCTCAGTGTTATGACTATCCATGGTGTAAGGGGCTGAAAAGTATCACGAAGGGACTCCGTAAAGGAGAGCTTGTGATGCTGACAGCAGGCACAGGCATTGGGAAGTCTACAGCGGCTCGTGAGATTGCCTACAAACTCAAGGTGAAGGATGGACTGAAAATCGGGCTTGTCTTCCTCGAAGAAAACCCGAAGAAGACACTCCGTGAGTTGTTGTCTATCCATGTTGAAAAGCCTCTGTCTATTTTATGGGGCAGTGTAGACAAGGATAAGTTAAAGACAGCCTATGAAGAGCTGTTCAGTGATAAACGGTTTGTCCTCTATGATCATTTTGGTTCTATTGAGAGTGGGAACCTGCTGTCACGTATCCGCTATTTAGCCGTAGCGGAACAGTGTGATTTTATCATCTTTGACCATATTTCTATTGCCGTATCAGGCATGGATGAGGGTGGAGATGAACGAAAGACCATTGATAAATTAATGACACAGTTACGGTCGCTTGTTGAAGAAACAGGCGTCGGGATGATTGTAATTTCCCACTTGAAAAAGACAAGTGGTGAAAAATCCTTTGAAGAAGGTGGAAGCATCTCTCTTGATGACTTGCGGGGTAGTGGCACTTTGAAGCAGTTACCTGATGAGGTACTAGCACTCGAACGCAATCAACAGGCAGAGGATGAGTCCGAAAGAAATTTGATTAAAATTCGTGTCTTAAAGAATCGCTTTGCAGGTTCAACAGGGCTTGCAGGGTATCTCCATTGGGATAAGGACAGACACAGATTACTTGGAGAGGAAGATGAATCATGTCAAGAGTTTTAAAGTACCCTGTTGTGAACACAGACATTACATTTAACGAACTACCCGATAAGATGGCATATGCTATTGAATTAGGAGCCTGTAAGCAGCATTGCGTGGGTTGTCATAGTCCCGAATTACAGGAAGAAGATGCCCCCTTAACATCACTCCTTGATGTTTTAGAAGAAGCGCAGGATGCTATTGATGCAGGGGCAAATGCCATTGTTGTAATGGGCGGTACAAATAACAAACATATCACAGCAGAATCATTGATTTCTCTCTTATCTGCTTTGTCTGATATTGCTCCTGTAGGAATTTACAGTGGGAGTGAGGATGAAGAACGCGACAAGATGATTGCTTTGGAAGGGCATTGTACATGGTTAAAGACAGGCCCTTATGTAGAGGCTTTGGGTGGTCTTGAGAGTCCTCGGACAAATCAACGCTTTTACTACATCTCGCAATCTTACCGCTTAGATAAAAATGACAATGTGGTGTTTGTTCGTCCTTGCTTTTTGGATGAGACACACAAATTTTGGAAGAGGGTGAAGAATGTTACCTAATGTTGATTTAAAAGAAAAGATTAAATACATCCATGATTATATGGTGTCTTCCAATGCCGCTACGGCCTCTAAGGTTGATGCGAATAGCAATGTGACCCAGAAGACGATTGCTGGCTTGGAAGCAGAATTATTTAAACCAGACACCATCCAGATTAACCGTAAGTTGGTTAAAGACAAGCTGACACAGATGTTTGGTGAAGATATGGCAAAGGCGTATGAAGATGACCTTGCAAATCATTATATCTATACACATGATGAAACATCTTTGAAACCTTATTGTGCCAGCATCACTTTGTATCCCTTCTTGTTGGAAGGCACGAAGTGCTTAGGAGGTGTGTCTAAAGCACCGAAGAACTTGCAGAGCTTTTGCGGCTCCTTTGTCAATCTTGTTTATCAGATTGCAAGTAATTTCAGTGGTGCTATTGCTACTGTTGAGTTCCTTCACATGTTTGACTACTTTGCACGGAAACAGTGGGGCAAAGATTATCTTGATGAACATTTTGAAGAAGTCAATCAGGAATTTCAGGGTGTTGTCTATGCTCTGAATCAGCCTGCCAGCGCACGAGGCGACCAGTCTGTCTTTTGGAATGTGAGTGTGTTTGACCATGATTACCTGAAAGAAATGTTTGGTGGTTTCTACTACCCAGACGGTACACAGGTAGACATTGAAAGCACCTATAGATTGCAGTTACATTTCTTGCGATGGTTCAGACAGGAACGAGAAAAAGAATTGTTGACGTTCCCTGTTGTCACCGCCGCACTCTTGACCGACGGCAAAGGTGGTTTAAAAGACAATGCTTTTATGCATAAACTGGCGGATGAACAGGCACAGGGGCTTTCCTTCTTTGTCTATATGTCTGACAAGGTGGATAGTCTTGCGTCTTGCTGCCGCTTGCGCAACGAATTGGCAGACAACACATTCAGTTATACGTTGGGTGCAGGTGGTGTCGTTACGGGTTCTGCTCGTGTCATTAGCTTGAACATCAACCGTATCGGTCAATGTGGTATTAAGCTTGACGAAGTAGTGGACAGAGTACATAAGTACCTGTTGGCTCATCGCGAAGTGTTGAAGGGCTATATTGAGGCAGGTTTGCTCCCTGCTTACACACAGGGATTCATGGACATTGATAAGCAGTTCTTGACCCTTGGTGTGAATGGTGTCTTGGAATACTTTGAGTACCTGAGAGACAAGAAAGGTGCTGTGACAGACAAGGAATATCCTGATTATTTACAGTCCTTGTTGTCTTTCCTTACGATGTCTAATAAGGCCGCTCTGTCTGAGTATGGAGTCCGCTTTAATACTGAGGTAACACCTTGCGAAAATCTAGGTGTTAAAAATGCTAAATGGGATAAGGAAGCAGGTCTTTATGTTCCTCGTGATTGTTACAACAGTTATTTCTACCCTGTAGAAGACACGAAGGTGAATGTGCTTGATAAGCTCAAACTGTATTCAAAGGACATTGTTCAGTACCTTGATGGCGGCTTGGCACTCCATCTGAATCTTGAACAGATGTTGAGTGCAGAACAGTTTGTCCATTTGTATAAGCTTTGCTCTAAGTATGGCGTACAGTATTGGACAACCAATGTCTTGTGTACGATTTGCAATGATTGTGGCTACATCAATACAGACACAGAAACCCATTGTGTGAAATGTGGGAGCACGGATGTTGATTATGGTACTCGTGTTATCGGGTATCTGAAACGCATTAGCAACTTCTCCGAAGCGAGACAGAGGGAAGCAGGAAAACGATTCTACCACCATTTGAAGAAGTAAGGGGGTGTCTTAATGTGGCTCATTAAATTCTATGATGCCTTGTGGCGAAAACTGTATCAGTGGAGTATTAAGGTACAGGCACAGCGACAGAAGAAAATTAGTTTGCTTGCTGATAAAAAGAGAGAGTTAGCGAGTAAGCTCCGTAATGAGGCTTTTAATCTTGATACAGAGGCAGAAGATTTAGAAAAGTTACGATAGAAAGGATGGTACTATGTTAGTCTTTGATATTGAAACGAATGGCTTATATGCCGACGTTACAAAGCTTTTTTGCTTGAGTGTCTATGATACAGACACACAGGAAATGAAGCAGTATGATGATGTACACGCAGAGCAAGGTGTCCATGAGTTATATGCTGCATGGAAAAGAGGGGTGTGTCTTTGTGGACACAACGTTATTAATTATGACCTTCCCACCTTGGCAAAACTTTTTCCGTGGTTTGAGATTACACACGACATGCATAAGGATGTAGTAGACACCCTTGTTTTGTCACGACTCATCTATTCTCATATCGAAGACATGGATGCAGGACTTATCCGAAAGAAACAGCTACCCTCGAAGCTGTATAAATCCCATAGCCTAAAGGCTTGGGGGTATCGTTTAGGGGAACTAAAGGGTACATATGGAGAGGAAGAAGATGCATGGGCTTGTTACAATCCTGAAATGCTTGCTTATAATAAGCAGGATGTAGTTGTAACGGTAAAGCTCTATGAAAAGCTGGCTTCATACGATTATGCACCAAAGGCCATAAAGCTTGAACATGAGGTAGCATGGTTGATGTCTAAACAGGAAAAGAATGGCTTTCCCTTTGACATCGAAAAGGCGAAGGAATTGGAAGCTACCTTGCGCGCCAGAGCAGGTGTCTTGACAGCGAAACTAATTCAGATCGTACCTCGTGTACCTGATAAGATTTTCGTACCGAAAAGAGACAACAAACGTCTTGGCTATAAAGCAGGGGTTCCCGTTCAGAAGTATAAAGACTTTAATCCCAACAGTAGACAACAGATTGAATGGCTGTTGCGGACGCATTACGGTTATTCTCCCTCGAACATTGATTGTTATGATGTGGAAGACACGGATGCAGATGGTGTTGATTTGTCACAATGTCGATTGAAGATTGATGATGAAAGTATGAAATTCATGAAGGAAGACCCTCAAGCTCCAGGTGAAGTGAAAGCTGTGGTGTCTGTCCTTGAGGAGTCCTTAATGCTCAAAAAGCGTTTGGGACAGCTTGCAGATGGTAATAATGCTTGGTTGTCTATGATTGGAAAGGATGGGAATATCCATGGTTCTGTTATCCCTAATGGGGCTGTTAGTGGCCGTGCTACTCATTCCAGACCGAACGTCGCACAAGTACCACATGTCGGCAGTCCGTATGGCAAGGAATGTCGGGAACTCTTTAGAGTACCTGACGGATGGTGGCAAGCAGGGATAGACGCTTGTGGTCTTGAACTCCGTTGTCTTGCCCACTTCATGTACAAGTATGATGGGGGCCAATATGCCCATACGATTCTGAATGGTGATATTCATACGATGAATCAGAAAGCCGCAGGATTGCCGACACGCAATCAGGCGAAGACGTTTATCTATGCATATTTATACGGAGCTGGTGATTATAAAATCGGAAAAATCATAGGGGGTACAGCAGGACAGGGGAAGCAGATTAAGAAGAAATTCAATAAGGCTATCCCTGCTATTGCGAAGCTCAGACAGGCCGTAGAAAATGCACTTGTCTATCCTATTGATTTTAAAAGTACACATGGGAAACCTAAAGTTACATGGAAACGTCATTTCCTCTATGGTCTTGACAGACGCAAACTACATGTAAGAAGCCCTCACAGTGCCTTAAATTTACTCTTGCAATCAGCAGGCGCTTTGATATGCAAGAAATGGATTGTCACAACAGAGGAGCGATTATTGGCGAGAGGCCTAAGACATGGATGGGAGGGCGATTTTGCCTTGATGGCATGGGTGCATAAACTTCATTGTGCACATTAAACTAGGTGAACTCGGTGAAACCCTAAGTGGGCAATACCGAACTAAGCCACAGGAGGACATATGCGAGGTAAACCATTAATTTTGAAGAAATTAGATAATGGATGCATTGTTCCTACGTCACACAAATTAAATGCAGATGGTTATTTCAGATACCACATCCCACATAATGGGAAGGGCAGATTCCCTTTGGTTATGTATCATCGCTATGTTTGGGAACAGGCATACGGTAAGATACCAGATGGGTATGAAATAGACCACATCTGCAAAAATAGAGCATGTTGTAATCTTGAACACCTTCAAATGCTTGAAGGGAGTGAACATGCTAAGAAAGATAATCACTTACGTAATAAGAAACGTAAGGATAAAGCCAAAGAATATTGGATGAAAAATCATTGCACAGGTACAGCTTTGGCTTCTTTAGTTGGTGTGTCGTTCTCTACCACATGTAGGTGGATAAGAGAGTGGAAAGCGTAGAGACTATCCGTAAGGAGTAGGGACAGGGGTGCGATTCCCCTGTTACCCGAAGTGCCTAGTAGCACAAACCTCATGTGCTAATGATATAGTCCGACACCCTTAGCAATAAGGGAATACAGTAAGGATGAACAGCAGATTGCATGTCGCACCGAAGAGATAGCAAAGATTGTGTGTGAAGAAGCGCAACAGGCGATGAGAGACACACAGGAATATTTCAAATTTCATGTCCAGTTGGATACAGAAGGTATCATTGGGCATAATTGGTTTGATTGTCATTAGGGGGTATTTTATGTACGCAAAACGTATCCGTTGTAAAAAATGTGGCCGTACCTTGGTTACAGGCTGTGCAAAGAATGTAGAAGAGATTACATGTTCGTGTGGGCATGTCACATATCCGCAGTCCGCAGAGATGAAAAAAGAATTGTCTAAGAATGAAAGGAGACACAATAAATATGAAAAAGCATGATTATAACATCATTGATAACACATACGTCTATGGCCTTGATGAATCTATTGTAGCGTCTGGCTACCCTATGGCGGATAAAATCAATCCGTGTAATTTAGAAACACGTGGGGCTACCAATGGTGATATGAAACGTGCTGTACGTCTTGGTAAAGCACCTGCTGGCAGTGGTCATGATTGTTACCTTAAAGGTATCATTGTCCAGTTTGATTTGACGCTTACAAAACAGGCGTGGCCCGAAGCACAGCGTTATCATTTTCTTGATTTTGTGTCTTCCATGTCCGCTATGCACATGCTGGCAAAGATGGACGTTCGCTTCATCTCTTACACAGACCGTAAAATCATTGATTTGTTCCTTGATATCGTGAGGGACTACAATCAGAATCCTAGTGAAGAAAACTGGCGACGTATGATCTACAGCTATCCGAGTGGCCTGTTGCTGACAGCTCGGATGACAACGAACTACTTACAGCTCAAAAACATCTATGCACAGCGAAAGAATCATAGACTCCCTGAATGGAAAGTTGTTTGTGATTGGATTAAAGCGCTTCCGAAAGCGAAAGAGTTGGGGGTGGTCTAATGACAGCGATGTATACCATTTATGGAGACAACAGTAAATTCCTCAAGGAACGCCATATGCAGGTGACAAGAAACCATACTGTCTATGATACTATTCGTGGTCGCTTGGCTTTGAATGATGGTTATTGCCCTTGCCAGCCTAGCAAGACGAAAGATACCATTTGCCCTTGTAAGTACATGCGTAAATACAGCACATGCCGTTGTGGTCTTTATGTCCCTGCTACGGATGAAGAGGAAGACGAAGATGTATAAGCCGATGGAGAAACCTATCACAATCCTTGTGGATGCTGACATGGCTGTATACCGTGCTTGTTCCTCTTGTGAATGTGAGATTGATTGGGGAAATGATATTTGGACACTCCATGTGGATTTCAATGAAGCCCTTGCATACTTACAAGACCATATGGATGATTGGATTCAGAGGGCCTTGGAGCTTGACCATTACTCAGGGAATGTAAATGTTGTCTATGCTTTTTCGGATGATGACAACAATTTTAGAAAGAAGCTCTTGCCTACCTATAAGTTGAATCGTGTTGGTAAAAGAAAGCCTGTTGCCTATCATGCGCTCAAACAATGGGTTCGTGATAATTGGGTGTCTGAACAATTAGACACCCTAGAAGCAGATGATGTTATTGGTCTGTTGGCTACAGGAAAGTACAAAGGAAACAACATTATTATCTCTGCTGATAAAGACATGCAGACGATACCAACAAAGATTTATAACTTCCTAACAGATACCTTGGTAGAGGTGACACAGGAAGAAGCAGCTTATAAACTGCTCTATCAGACTCTTGTAGGGGACACAGCGGATAATTACACAGGTTGTCCGAAAATTGGCAAGGTGAGAGCAGAACGTATTTTAGATGATAGTCCCACATGGGGGGCTGTAGTAGATTGTTTTAAGAAAGCAAATCTTACAGAAGAGGATGCACTCTTACAGGCTCGTGTGGCACATATCTTACAGGATGGAGATTATGAGAAAGGAAAGGTAAAATTATGGACACCCCAAAGTTTACACTCGTAAATAATGTAACACTTGACGATATGGAAATTATTGTAATGGCCATTACACAGCAAGCAGATAAAAACCCGACGCCGCTGTTTAGACACAGAAAGTCCATTCAGGATTTGGCACGACAGTTATGGAAAATGCAAAAGCTTGGAACACTGGCTGTCTTTGCAAATGAGCAGGGAAAATATGCAGGCCTCTTAGCTTGCAATGTCGTTGAGCTTTGGTGGATTGACGGCCCTGTATTGGTGGAAGATTTGGTTGTTTCCATAGACACGAAACCTAATGGCTTTGGACGCTTTGCAGTTCAGGTCTTGGAAGACATTGCACGAGACAATGAATGTGTCATGATCTGCTCAGGTAGTAGCATGGTTCAAGACACGCCGATTGTTCGTAACATGTATAAGAAACATGGATTTGTTGTCTATGGTGAATCTTATTTGAAGGAGATGGATTAGATGATTATGCATGATGAATTGCCATTTGTCCCTCGTGATGTTGTGAATTATCTAAAGGCTATCTACACTCCTGATTTCTTCATCAATGCAGATGTAGACAACAATGATATTCGTATGGGGTACATGCAGGGGTGTACAGAAATTATTTCCGTTCTGCATAATCTCGCAGAAAGGAAGGACTGATTATGTCTAGTGGTGGTTGGTTAGGTAGTATTTTGAGCTTACCTATGAAGATTATCTCCAGTATCACAGGGGCAGGAAGTCATACCTATAGTGCCTCGGATAATTATAGTCCGACAGTAAAGGCTTCCGATTTGGTGTCTAGTACAACTGCTCAGACACCAGACGCCCCTGTAATGGGTGATGATACAACATATTCTCAGAAGAAAAGAAATAAACGTGGCCTGTCTAGCTTGTATGTAAATAGTGGTACGAGTGGTACAGGTTCCACAGGTGATTATACAGGAAGGAGTGGTCTTTAATGTCGAGTGGCGGTTGGTTAGGACACACTGTGTCTAAAGCATGGCATGGTGTTACAGGAGCCGTAAAGAAAACCGTTGGGGCTGTAACAGGTGGTTTATTCGGTGGTTATCGCAATTATGGTGGTGGTTCCTCGCAAATTATTATTCCCCCTAGTGCCGCACCTGCTCCCACAGCATCGGAGCAGGCTGAATATGATGCCGCAGTGCAGAACCAGAAAAAGAAGCGGGGTAAAAACTCACTTTATGTTTCCTCGTCCGCAGGTTCCAGTGGTGGCGGTTCAGGTATTAACTTATGAGTAGTGGCGTAGACACCAATACATTTTATCGGACAGATACCGCAAAATCTCGTTATGATAAATTGGTGTCCGATAGAAAGGTGTATGTAGACAGAGCGGTAAAGAACGCAAAGATTACGATTCCTATGCTATTTCCCGATGAAAATGCTACCTCTACCACAGAGTATGAGACACCCTATCAGAGTATAGGTGCTCGTGGCGTTAATAATCTTGCGGCGAAAATCATGCTTGCTTTGTTTCCACCAAATGAGCCTTTCTTCAAATTGGAACTTGGGGACATGGCTAAACAGCAGGTAGCACAGCAGGGGGACACCTCGGCTATGACAAAGATTGACAAGCTCATGGGGGCTATCGAACGCCAGCTCATGGACTACATGGAAACAAATCGTTGTCGTATCACTATCAGTGAGGGTGTCTTGCAGCTCATTGTGGCAGGTAACTGTTTATTGTACCTGCCCCCTCAGACAGGTGGTATTAAATTATATCGCCTGAATAACTATGTGGTTGTTCGGGATGGTACAGGTAATTGGATTGAACTGATTGCGAAAGACAGCATTAGTTATGCCGCCTTGCCCCCAGAAGCACAGGCGTGTGTGGAAGGTACAGACATTTCACCAGACAAGAATGTAGAGCTTTATACTCATGTATATCTTGCTGATGGTGAAACCTTTGAAATGTATCAGGAGATAGAAGGACAGATTATTAAAGGTAGCGAACAGGAATTTCCTAGGGATAAGGTTCCTTGGATTCCCTTGCGACTCCGTAAGATGGATGGAGAATCCTATGGGCGTTCCTATGTTGATGAATACTATGGTGATTTGAAGTCCCTAAACTCTATCAGTAAATCTATTGCCGAAATGGCTACGTTGTCTGCTTTTGCCCTCTTCCTTGTGAATCCTTCTTCCCAGCTCCGTGTCGATAAGCTGAAAGACGCACAGAGTGGGGATTTCTTTAAGGGGAAGGAAGGCGACCTTACGGCTTTCCAGTTGAACAAGGTGAGTGATTTGCAGGTGGCTTATCAGCACAAGCAGGAATTACAGAGCAATTTGTCGTTCGCTTTCCTACTGAACAGCTCTGTACAGCGTAATGCAGAGCGTGTCACAGCGGAAGAGATTCGTTATGTGGCAAATGAGCTTGAGGATAGCGTAGGCAACATTTATTCTTTGTTGTCTTTAGAATTGCAGTTACCCCTTGTCCAGTGTCTTATGGCACAACTTATGGCGCAGGGCGCACTCCCTGATATTCCACAGGGCAGTGATGGTGTTCAGACACACATTGTAACAGGTATGGAAGCGTTAGGCCGTGGGCATGATCTGACAAAGATTGAACAGTTCTTGCAGACATGTTCGGTACTTCCTGACTTCCAACAGCGCTTGAAGACTGGCAATGTCCTTGCACAGATTGGTACGGCTCTTGGTCTTGATGCAGATTCCCTTGTCATGAGTGACGAAGAATATCAGGCCATGCAAGCCCAGATGATGCAAGCACAGATGGCACAGCAGATGGCGTCACCTATTGCACAAGGAATGATGAACAATAATCAACAATAAGGAGATTGATAAATAATGGATGAAAACGAAAATAAAGTAGTTGACACTCAGCAGACAGACACACAGCCCGAACAGGCGGTTGATAATGTCACTGTGTCTACCTCTGCTAATGCCCAGATTTCTGTGAAAGACACAGCAGAAAGTGTGGACAATGTGTTGGATGATGTAGCCAATGAAGATAATCAGGCTACGGACACACAGAGTACCGAAACGCAGACAGACACACAGGAAGAAGCTCCGAAAGGAGAACAGACTTCCGAACAGCAGTTGACGACAGCCCACAATGCCCTTGATAGCGCTGAAAAAGATTTAGTGAGTAAGGGTGTAGACTTTGCAGGTCTTGAAAATGAATACATGAATAATGGTGGACTCAGTCAACAGTCTTACGAAACCCTTGAGAAAGCAGGGTATCCGAAAGCGGTTGTTGACGGGATGCTTGCAGGTTGGGAAGCCGCTTCCACTCGCTTTGTAAATGATGTCTATGCACTCGCAGGTGGGCAGGAAGAATTTGCACGTATTCAACAGTTCGTGTCTTCCCAGAATCAGGATGTCATTAATGCATTTAATGCTACCTTGGACAGTGAAAATCTCATGCAGATTCGTATGACCCTTGAAGGTATCAAAGGCCAGATGGTGAAACAGTATGGCACTCAGCGTCCTTCCATTGTTGGTAATGCCGCTCCGTCTGTAGACCGCAGTGGTTATGAATCGACGGACGAAATGATTAAGGATATGTCTGACCCTCGGTATCAGAAAGACGCAAAGTTTACACGTGAAGTGTACCGAAAAGTTAAATACTCTAAATTGTTCTAGTAAATTGTAATAGCTAATACAATTTTGCTGATTAAGACACTCCATAGTTTTGGGTGTCTTTTTCTATATAATTTTCTATTTTGAAAGGTGGATGATATTAATTATGGCAGATATTAAAATTGCAACTCCTATGGCGATTGGTACTAAGGCAACCACAGATGCCGACAAACTTGCCCTTGCCCTTAAAGTCTTTAGTGGTGAAACTCTCACGGCATTTGCACGTGCTTCCGTAACGAATGGTAAATTTATCAAACGTACAATTCAGAGTGGTGAAATATAAATGCGGCCTTGCCTCTCTTTAAACACTCCTTTAACTGCTGGAATATCTCGCGAACAGACAGAGACAACTAGCAACGAAGCCTTGCTGACAAGTAAGGAACGTTCAACGACTATCCCGAAAGGGAGTAGGACGAAGCCGTCCGAAATGGGGAGTGAGAATACAAAGATATGTCGCTTGTGTGGTAAAGAAAAACCACTATCAGAATTTTATTTCAGAAAAGATAGTGGTAAATACCGCTCTGAATGTAAGGAATGTCTCAGCCGATTATCAACGGTACGAGAAACAGGGTGGACACAAAAAGCATATGATAGAGCCTTTAAAGAACAGCATGGTAGATGTGCCATATGTGGTAAAGAACTTAGTAGCACGAGATATACTCGGCTAACAGGTGACCATGACCACAAGACTGGAAAACTTAGGGGCCTACTCTGTACGAAGTGCAACACTGCTCTTGGTTTGTTGGAAGAAAATATAGACACCATAGAGAATATGATTGCATATATCAAAAAGTACCAGTAGTATTCTTGAAGATATAGTCTCAGCCCATAGGTGACTATGGGGTGCAAATGCACACACAAGGGGTAGCGTCCTTATGTAAAGATAACTGAAATCCGCTCAGTTTCCTGTATTCGGTCGTACTAAAGCACATTACCTGAAAAGTGGTAAGAGCCTTGATGACCTTCGGGAAAACATTCAGCAGGGCGAACGTACCATTGTTATTGATGGTCTGTTGACGACGGACTGCTTGGTATTTGACCTTGACGAATTTATCGCACATTATGATTTTCGTTCTCCGTATGCTACACAGCTTGGTGAAGCACTGGCAATCTCCATGGATGCGTCTATTCTCGCAGAGGTGGCTAAAGAAGCGCTCAACACTACGGAAAATGTCGCTGGCCTTGGTAAAGGTGGCGTCGTTGAAAAGAAACTCGCAACGGGTTCCACACTTGGTATTAACAAAGAAACGGGTATTGCAGTCCGTGATATTCTGTTAGAAGTTAAAGCTAAGATGGCCGCTAACTACGTTCCGCAGGGTGATCGTTATTGCTTCGTAACACCTGAAATTCACGCCGCTCTGGCAACGAACCTTGATTTCTTGAACAGCAATTATGGCGCCGCCGCTACGCTGACTAATTCCAATATTATCAGCATGGATGGCTTCCAGATTATCGAGTGCCCCCATCTGACACAGGGTGGCGATGACCCGACGAATACCATCCAGGGTGATGGCCATGCTTTCCCAGTGACCTATGCAAGCAAATCTCCACTTCTGATTTGCCACAAATCTTCTGTTGGTGTCTTGTCCCTGAAAGACATTAGCTTTGAAACGGCACGTCGTGCTGAATATCAGGCAGACCAGCTCATTGCTAAGTATGCTATTGGTATTGGTGGTCTTCGTCCTGAATCTACCTTTATGGGTGTTATTAGCAATCCTGCTTAGTAGATTGTTGAGAGTTATAGGGGAGTGTACTGCTCCCCTTTTTATTCTTTTAAAGGGAGTGAAAAGATGCTATTTGTATCCACAGAGTTAGACGCAATCAATCTGATTCTTTCAGGCATTGGGGAAGCTCCTGTCAATAGTTTAACAGAGAGTGAATCTATTGATGTTGATAATGCACGGAGTCTGCTTGCTACTGTGTCTCGAAATATCCAGCGTCAAGGGTGGCAGTTCAACACATTGACCAATGTAACTATTATGCCAGACACCAACAGCAAAAAGATTCGATACAATCCATCATGGATAAAGATTACCGCAACGAATGGTGAGGTCTATGTAAAACGTGGTGACTTTCTGTACAACCTTACAGAGAAGACAGACACCTTCAATGAAGAGGTACAACTTACCATCATTGAAGCTGTTGACTTTGAGGACTTGCCCGACGAGTTCAAAGTATTCATCACAGCAGAGGCGGCTATTTTCTTTCAGGAACGTTACCTTGGTGACGAAAATGTATCTCAGGAGTTACGGATTGAAGAATCAAGAGCTTATGCTGATATTGTCCAATATTGTATAGACACAGGTTCCAACATGTTTCAGACCACAGGGATGCAGAGTGCATTGGAAAGGAGATAAGACACCATGTTATACTCACAGAGCATTAAGAACTTTGTACAGGGTGTGTCTCAGCAACCACCACTCTTACGGTTCCCCGAACAGCTTGAGGAACAGATTAACGGCTTTTCGACGGAAGTATCAGGGTTACAGAAGCGTGTCCCCACAGTTCATCTAAAGACATTCACAGACTTAAATCTTACTAAAGGAAGCAAACCGCTTGTTCATTTCATTGACAGGGATAAGCAACAGAAATACATGGTTGTCTTTGCAAATAACACTGTCAAGATTTACGACATGAAAGGTAACGAAAAGACTGTCAACATTGAAGACGCTGCTTATTTAGCTACAAATACTCCTCGTGATAACTTACGAGTCATGACGGTAGCTGACTACACTTTTGTACTGAACAATACAAAAATAGTTCAGTTGTCCAGCAAGAAGTCTCCTGACTATTTTAACAATCAGGGTAGTATGCTTTATGTGCGCCAAGGGCAGTATGGCCGTACCTATCAGGTTTGGATTGATGGCGTATCTAAATGCACATGGACAAGCCCAAATGGGGATGCTGCTGACCAGACGAAGCAGATAGACACCAACTATATTGCGGATCGTATCAATGAACAGCTCAACAATAATGGTGTGTCTACGGAACATCAAGATAATTGGATTCGTATTTGGAGTGGGGGTCTTGTCCAGACAGCCGATGGGTTTAACCACCAGGCACTCATTAATTTCAAAAAATCCATACAGCGTTTCAGCTTGCTTCCTGCTACGGCTCCTGATAACTATTGTGTCAAAGTCAAAGGTGACCCAAACGGTGCGAGTGAGGGGAGTTATTACGTAAAGTATTCAAAAGATGCGAATGTGTGGGAAGAGTGTGCTTGTCCAAACATCAACATTGAGTTTGATAAGACAACCATGCCACATGCTATTATCCATAATGCAGATGACACTTTCACCTTCAAGGCTCTTGATTGGGATGAGCGAAAAGTTGGTGATGATGATAGTAACCCTGCTCCATCTTTTGTAGGACATACCTTGTCCAGTATCTTCTTTTATCGCAATCGTTTAGGTGTTGCTTCCCGTGAAAATATAATCATGTCTGAATCAGGAGAATACTTTAATTGGTGGATGACTACCGCCAATGACTTGTTAGACACAGATGGAATTGATGTTCCGATTACATCCACAAAAGCAAACCTGATTAATTATTGTGTTGTCTTTTCCGAAGACCTTTATGCTTTCTCGAATGACACACAGTTTATTATTCGTGCTGATTCCACCCTGACACCGAAAACAGCGTCCCCAACAGAAATTACACAGTTCAATAGTTCTCCTGACTGTCAACCAAAGGTAGCAGGTAAGAACTTGTATTTCCCTTCTGAGCATGGGGATTTCTCTACGATTCGGGAATACTATACGGTTCAAGATATATCACAGATGAAAAATGCACAGGACATTACATCTCATATTCCTAACTATATTGGAGCGGGTGTCTATGACATTATTACCTCGACGGCTGAAAATGTGCTGTTCTGTTTGACAAACAATGCGACAGACACCATTTACCTTTATAAGTATTTGTTTGCAAATGAAGAACGTATTCAGTCCTCGTGGTCTAAATGGGTCTTTGATGGCGAGATTTATGGTGCAGGTTTCATGGGTAGTTATTTATATCTGCTTATGCGCAGAGGAACACAGATTACCATGGAGCAAATGGACTTCTCCGTAAACATTAAAGAGTTTGACGATACAGAAGTTTATCGTGTCTACCTTGACCAGAAGAAAGTTATGGACAATGGTGTCTATGATGATGTAGCTGAAAGCACAAAGTTTGACCTCAAGGCTCTTTACGCCTATACAGACACCACACCTTTGCAGAGCATTTGTGTAGTCACTCATGATGGTGTCTTGCATGAAAATCTGAAAGCAGATGATGCAGGATGTATCTATCTCGATGGAAACTTTGCAGGAAAGAAATTGGTAGTAGGGGAACCTTATTTGTTTAAGGCTGTCTTCACAACCTTCTATCTCAAAAAGAATGACAACGGAAATATTAGCTCCTATGCAGAAGGAAGGACACAAATCAAGAACATTCATATCAATTATGATCATACAGGTTTCTTGGCTTGTAGGGTGTCTTACCTTGGGGGCAAAGAATATGTGTATCGGATGACAAGCAAGATTCTTGGCACTTCTTCTGCTCGCTTGGGTAAGAAGCAGAATGAAACAGGTAAGTTTGATGTGCCTGTTCATGCTAAGAATGAATCCGTTACGATTGCAGTTGAATCAGACATGCCAGTTCCACTCTCTATTGTAGGGCTGAATTGGGATTGTCTGTATACGACACGAACAAAGGGGGTATAGCGAATGTGTACCGTAGCGCTTAGTTATGGTATTTCAGCTCTCAGCTCTTTGTCTAAACAGAAAGCACGGAGAGCTGAAATTCAGAATCAGATTGATGCCAACAATCAGACCGCAAGGGGATTGCTCCAGTCTATGAACTATACCTTTCAAAACTATGAGACACAGCGTAGGGCCGCTTTCGCCGCTCAGATTGATGCAATGACGAAAGACAGGATGAACGCTCATAGACAGGAAGCGTCTGTAAAGGCCGCTGTCAACGAAGAGCTGGCAGGGGGTGGCAGAACAGCTAATTTGATTAATCGTAGTGTTCGTGCAGATGAATCGCGTGTTGCTTCACAGTCTCAGGCTAATTATCAGTCTAAGATGAATGAAATTGACCTCAACAAGGAAGCGGCGCTTATCTCTACACGTAACGCTATCAATAGTATTCCGTCGGTTGAGACACCCTCTTATCTTACACAGGGTATGGAAATGTTTTCTGATTTTATGCAGACCTATAATACCTTACAGGGTATTAAGAGTATGAGAAAGAAAGCAGGTGTTGAAGGCGGACATGGAAAGACACTTGATAGACATACAGGTGACATCACACCTGTAAATCTTGACCCCTATATCCACAGTGAAGACATTCACAATACAGGGATTGGGACACGAATTGTAGACCTCGACGAAGCGTCTGCAAAGTATGACAGTATGAATTTATTCAATCCTCATGGTCTGTTTGCAAGCAATGCTATCAACGGTTACTTTAGCGGTGACATGAGCAGTGGCTTGTCTTATGATTGGTCTAATGGGGGTATTTCAAGGAGAGGTGCTACATGGCGAAACGGATTGCTAGTGCTGTAGGCACAGAAATGCAATTTATGCCGCAACCCGATGCAACATATCAAGAGCGTTTGACAGAGGTACAGGGTGTTAGAGGTACTAACCCCTCGTCCTCGTCCGCTTCCATGTTTGCAAGTGCGGCTAATAATCTCAACAGTAGTTGGTTGTCTTTCATTACAGACCGTGAAAAACGCATGAATGAAGAGGGCCTTACAGAAGCCAACAGACTCATTGCGTCCACCACAGAGGAAGACAGACAGAAACTTAATACACTTGACATGGCCTTGACATATGGCTATGGGAATAACTTAGATAACCCTTATTTTATCGCATACAGCGACAAGTTACGTGGACAAGCTTTAGGCGACTCCGCAAAACGTGCATACACAGAAGAATTTGGTGATAGTCCTGCACGTACTCCCGATGAGGAAGTGAAGCGGTATGACGACTTTGTACAGAAGTATCGACAGCGCTTCATTGACAAAGGACTCATTGATAATAATGTGTCTTTTGAGCAGGGCTTCAATGACAAGAATATTGAAAATCAGCAAACGTTGATGAGTAATCATGTTCAGCGTGATATTGAAGACAGAATCGCTGAAACCTTCAATAACATTAAGTCTGAATTGGGGAATCTCATTTATGATGCGCCTACCATGACTCGTGATGAACAAGTACAGAAACTTACAGAAATTTTCAATCAGAGTCGCTTGATGGGTCTGAATCCTTCACAGCGACAGACACTTGTTGATAATTTCACCAAAGAAATTATTACCACAGGGACAATCAAGGACTTTAAGAACTTTAAAGCTACTATCCTTGACCGTATTCCTGTACAGACACGCTTAGATGGTACGACACAGACGATGGGGGACTTGGTAGACACCATGGAATTAGACACCCTGAATGTTGCATACCGTAAAGCCCATATGGAAAAATCAAAGATGGATTTCATTAAGAAGTATGGTGAAGATAAAGACATGAATCGTGTCTATACTGATGTCATTAAAATGGGGCAGTCTGGCAATCGTTCGGATCGTGATGATGCTGAAATTCTTACAGGGATGTTACCTGAAATTGAGAGTCTTCAAAATCAGCATAAGGCCGCTCAGGCTCGTATTGCTAAGGTAGGAGCTAAAGGTGTCACTACAGCCGCCAAATCACAGGCAAGCTCTGCTTCTGCTAGGGAAAACATTCGGGCTTTCATGGAAGATGATAACCCTGTAAAAGATGGTTATGGTAGTTCCATTGGGAAACCTTTAGTTGATGGTAAGGCTGTTGATTCCGGTACGATTCTTAGTGCTTTTCAGGAATACGAAGATCAGATTATCAGTAGTGATGCGGATGAAGACACAAAGGCACAGAAACTTATGAAGCTCTACACCTATTCGGGTGTAAGTAACGTAAAGGAACAGTTAGTAAATAGTGTCTTACAGACAATTAATAGTGCTACAGCAGACAGTGTAGAATCGAATGGTGTCCCTAACTCCATTATTTATCTTGTAAAGGCTCGTAACATTAATCATGGACAGTTTGCAGGTGCTTTTGGCAGTAAGGTAGACGCCGCTATCGGAGCGATTGTAAACTTCTCCCATGCGTCGGGTGAAGAGGATGCAGACAATGCGCTCGTTCGAGGGTACGCCAACTATTGTCGTATTAAAGACACCAGCGAACAGGATAAACAAAATTACATGGCGCAGATTAGAAGCATTGCCGCAGGTGGTTGGTCTATTGGTGGTATGGAAAGCTGGGATGGGAGTGATTCTCCTACTATCTCTTATGATGATGCACAAATTGCTGAAACCGTAAAGGATAGAGCTTTGATGTACAACTTAGCTTATCATGACCCACAAGCCGCCTTAGATTCTGCTTGTAACGATATTCGAGATGCCTATGCTTACTACAAAGGGGCTGTCTTTCCTAAGAACTGTTTCAATAGTGGGCTTTCTCCAGACACAGAGGCGACATTCGCTAAACAGGCATTGAATACCTTGAGTTACTATTATGCTGATAATTGGGGAGTTTCCCCTGACGATATTAGCGTGTCTTATGATGAAGCCTCTAATACGTGGTCTTTCTCTGAGAAAGCGAATGGGAACTATACACAGCTTTCTGGTTCTGATATGGCTAATGAAATTCAGTATGTAGCTACTTATGTTCCGCCTTCCACTTCTAGTAGCAGTAGTGACTCTGCTGATGATGATACTACTACTTCGTATACCTCAGAACATTCCCCTTCCGACTTTGTGTCTACTACAGTTGAAGCTGTAAAGGATAAAGTGGAAGAGGTAGAAGATGCTGTAAGTGAAAAGTGGAATGAATTTAAGTCATGGGTAAAAGGGGAATAGAAAGGAGATAAGACACAATGGCAGTTTCAAATAACATGTCCCTTGTCTATAATTGGTTTATCCAACATGGATATTCACCAACATTGGCCGCAGGGTTCGCCGCTAACTTTGCAGTTGAAACGGGGGGTGGTGAGGACATTAATCCTGATATTACGTCCCCTAATGGTGCATATGGGATTGCGCAATGGCTAGATGAAAGCAGACAAACGAATTTCAGAAACTTCATGGATGAACATGGCTATGATTCCAATGACATTTATGCACAGTTAGAGTTCGTTGATTGGGAACTTCATAATACAGAATCACAAGCCTTGGAAGAGATTTCTAACTCGGACTTGTCGAGTGCTGAAAGTGCCGCCGCCGCTATTGCGGATTACTATGAACGTTGTCAAGGCCAGGCACTTGACCTAAGACAACAGGTAGCAGGTGAGGTATATTCAAACCTTTATGGGGGCGAAAGCTATGATGCGTCTGCTACAGGTTCTAGTGATTCCAGTAGTGGGGGTACAGACACAGAAGACTACACTTCTTACTTACCTGATGACATGATGGGTATTGATGGTAGTATGTATCAGCGCTTAGGGATGCTGTTCAAGAAGGCACAGGAATTAGGGGTTACTCCTCTTTTGACAGCAGGTGCTAATGATGCTTCACACGTAGAAAACAGTTGGCATTATAAGGGCCTTGGTGCTGATATTGCATGGGAAGGCTTGCAGTGGGGTGATGATACCTTATCAGCCCTTGCAGACTATGCACGGTCTTTAGGGTTTCAGGAAGTTATTAGTGACCCTCATGGCACTGGCCCTCATCTGCATGTAGCTAATCCTGACCTCTCTAAAGAAGTCAATGCTCTCTTAGGCCCTAAACAGGCAACAACCACCTTTGGTGAGGGTGTCTTTACCCCTAAGATGCAGAACATGGTGAGTCCTGAAATACAGGCGCTTGCGGATGCAAAACTACAGATGCAGAAAGCCTATGAAGACTCCCTAAAAGAAAAGCCTTCTATCCTTGAGGGTATTTGGCATGACTTCAAACGCAGTGGCAACTTTGCGTATGAGTTTGTTGATGCGCTGTACACTGACCTCTTCCATAGTGACCTTGATGCTTTTGGTCGTGATAAGATTACCGATGCAGACCGTAACTACATCAAGGCCGCCATGGGGAGTGGTAATGAAGCAGAGGCACAATGGATTATTGATAATGCGAAAGACCCCACACAGTTGTATTACCTATTACAAAAGAAATCCGATGAGATGGCCGAAGACACAAAATATGCCGCTTACTACAATTCGGTAGGCGCACATACCCTTGGTACTGTCTTAGGGGCTGTCTTAGATCCATTAAATGCCCTTCCTGAATTGAAGGTCTTACAGGCAGGGAAGATTATGAAGGCACTCGGTGGTGTGGTGAAAGACACACGTATTATTGATAGTGCCGCTAAGGCCTCTGCTGAAAAGATTCTCAGTGCAGGGGGTGCTAAAAGAATTGGGGATACAACATTAAATATGGCCGCTATGGGAGCTTTACAACAGCACGCCGCCAACATGGGTAATGGCACAGACGACAGTATCGCAGGGGCCGCTATGATTGCAGGGATTTCAGGGGGTGTCTTACGTACCCTTGGAATGGCAGGAAAGAACTTGTTCCATAAAGACCCTGCTGTAGCTAATTTGGCCCGAACAGCAGATAGGATTGAAACAAGTGCCGCTCGTGAAGCTGTGGGATTAAAGACACCCTACACCATTATGGATACAAAGGAAGCCGCTTCCAAACTCCATGATGTGGAATACTTCACGAAGCAGGAAGGCAAGATTGCAAGTTCCGTAGCGGATCGTGATGATGTATTTGCATTGTCGCTGAAAGACGCAAAGAAACTTGGAGCTTCCATGGGTATTAAAGTGTCGGATAACACGAAAGGTTTCTTTGTTCCTCATGGTGATTATACTGTAGTAGTCAAAGACAACATCAAGGGAGCGAAAGAATTAGATGGTGTCTTAGCACATGAAATTGGTGTCCATCAATCTCTGAAAGACACCATAGGTACTGAACGCTATCAGTCCTTGATGGATTTTGTGTCTACTCAATCAAAAGACACAACATCGAAGTTTGCACAGGCCGCAAGACTTGCCAACAGTACAGACCCCGAAGAGATTCTTGGTTATGCCATTCAGCATGATATGCTGAGTCGTAAATCGAGTCATTCCTTGGTGTCTAGCTTTAGAGAAGGCTTAAAGGAAATGGGTTTTGGTGATAAATCAAAATTCACCAACAATGAGATTCTCGACATGGTCAATACAGCGGTTCGCTATCAGAGCTTGAAAAAGCAGGGTATCATTGTTAATCCCGATGGGAGCATTATCCAAAATGGTGTCCATTTCTCGAAAGACAACATGCTTGCTCCTGAAAGTCTTCTCGACTATGAAAAGAGTGCAGATGAATTGGCACAGGAACGAAAAGGAAAGACAGCCTTTGAAAAGACCGTCAATACCTTATCGGGATGGATGGACAATAAATGGCTGACTCGTACTCCGTATGGGGCCGCTTATCATTCTCCGTCTGTGACGCTTGCGAAGAAAGCCTCTGAATTATGGGAAGATGCACAGCGTCGTGGTACATCTCGTAATGGTTCCAATATGCCATCTGCTGAACGTATGAAGGACTATCTCATGGGACAGCTTGATAAATACAAAGGTGAGATTCTTGATGCTCGTAAAGAATGGATTCGTGACCATTATGGTACAATGGGTGCCATTAACCCTTATCGCAAGGGGGATGCCCATAGACAAGAATTTGATAAGCTTGTCATTGATAAGTTCAACAGCTTGTCTAAACAGCAGACACACATTAACATTGATGATACGATGGTAGACCAGAATGTCATGAAGGCCGTCAAGTCTTTGCAGAATCTTTATGATACCCGTATTGACCTTGGCAAAAATTCATCCTCTATTTTTGGGGGTTCTATGGAACGAAACTTGATTGAGGATGGATGGTATTCAGTCGACGATGAATTTCATCGCTTAGTTGACCCTGATGCTTATAGGGAGTTTGTGTCTAACTTCACCACCACAGGTGATAAGGGAGCGAGAGCTTTTATGGAGAAGTATGCACAAGTCGCTTCCAATATGCCTACGTCTCGTAAGCTGATTGGGGAGCTGATTAAACGTGAAAAAGAACTGAGACTACAGCGTGAAATTAAGGATGCAGAGACCTTTTTAAAAAAAGAAGCACTTAAAGATCCAGAAAAGATTAACCATGCCAAAGTTAAACGTGTCAAAGAAGAACTTGAACAAAAACGTGCTATCACTATCAAAGACACCACAGATAAAGAAATTGATGCTTTCAGGGATGAAAAGTGTAAGGAATGGGCAGACAACATCATGCAACCTCTTGAGGATAAATTGGATGGCTTAGACACCGATGGTGCTTCCTCTAAACTTGGGGACTTGAACTTCTTCCGTGGGCGTCTTCCGATGGACACAGGTGTTGTCATGGATATTAAAGATGCAGAAGGTAATGTTGTTAAAGCCTTCTCCTTTGATAATGACCTTAGATACTATGACCTCGAACACACACTGAACAGAACGAATAGACGTTTTGCAGGTGAAGTAGCAGTCCGTAATGTCCTTGGTTCTGCCAATGAATATGGGGCTTTCGTGAAGAAGGTACTTCATGAATTGCGGCTTGCTTCCATGGGAAATGATGGGCGTATCAACAGTTCCACAGCCGAAAAAAATAAGCGGTGGTTCTTAGATAACATTGCACGGCTCCGTGGGATGCGTGACTACTACGAACGAAACATCTATGATGAGGGTTCAGCAGTCACAAAGATTCTCAACAACTTTGCATACTTCAAGCGCGGCGGCTCAATGGGATGGAACCAGTTAGGCGACTTAGGGGGTGCGATTGCCTATGGTGGTCTAAAACAAGTATTTGGTGTCTTCAATCCCTTGCGGAAATTCGTACAGGATGTTCGTCTTGGGAAAGCCAATTCTAAGATGGTTGAAGACCTCTCGTGGCATGTCTTTGGGGAACCTGTAGAGCGCTACATTTTCCGTGAGAATTGGGGAGACACACAGACCCGTAATGCCTTGGCTAAACGTGGTTTTGGGGTGGACAACCTATTGATTAGTGCGGCTGATATGACACACAATCTGGGCAAGTTCACTTCACAGATTAACATGCTTGGACATATGACAGACACAATGGTGCGTTCTGCTCGTAGTGCGGCTATTACAGACTCGATTCGTTGGGCGCATGGAGAAACTTTCAATGCGTTACGTAATCCATTCAGCAAGGCAAATATCAAGGCTCTTGGCAGATACGTAGACCTTGAACAGATGAAAGATGACTTGTGTACCTATGTGAAGTGGGATGGCAAGAAAGGGACTGTTGCAGAGGGTTTCAATGTAGATGCATGGAGAAAAGAAAGACCTGATACCTTCTGGGCTTGGTATGATCTGATGCAGAATCAGGTGGAAAAGAGTGTCTTATTGAGTTCGTCCGAAGGCAACCGAAACATGCTGAAAGACACAAACTCCTTAATGCGTCTTGTCATGATGTTTAAAGACTTCAATATGCGCTCAAACAATGCTCAGTTTATGCGAATGATGCAACAGCATGAAGCTCAGGATGCCATGGCCTTTGCATTGTCTCTTATGACCAATACAGCCGCTTTTGCCGCTCGTAACGGAGCTAAGATGGCCACTCTGTATGCACTGGGACAGACAGACGCCGCTAACTACATCAAGGAAAATTATCTGAATGACAAGGCCCTTGCAAAGGCCGCCTTTTTCCGAACAGGTTTCTTATCACCTATGGGTGTTGTTAATGACTTCTGGGAAGCTCTGTATGGTTCTCCTACAATCAGAACAACAGTATCACAGTATCGTAATAATCCCCCTAAAGAAATAGGTGATTATATTGGGAATTTTGCACAACAGTTACCTGCTGTGGATACCTTGTCGGATATGACATGGAAGCCAATTCGCAGTGCCTATCGACTAGCTACCAGCAAGGGGACACAAAAGGATTTGAGGGCGCTATTAAATCTGGCGCCTATTCCTGATTTTATCCCCTACACGCAGGCGGTAGACACACTGGCAAAATTAAATAGTTTGAAAGCTAAATAAAAGGAGAGTGATAGACAGTGGCAAACACAACAGGCTTTAAAGCTCGTGTGGAATATGAAGTTACCGATGGGACACAAAAGACGTATACGTTCCCTTTTTCATATCTCCGCAAGAAGTTTGTCATGGTGTCTATCCTTCACTCCGATGCTTCGGAAACAGCATTGGAGTATGGGGTAGACTACACAGTAAATGATTTATCTGTGTCTTTGACCACACCTGCACAGGTTGGAGAACATATCATTATTTATCGACAGACAAGTACAGATAAGATTGTTACGTGGAATGATGGCTCTATCTTACTGGCACGGGACATGAACACAGAAGATGCTCAGATGCTCCACTTGCAGGAAGAACAGCAAGACTATATCATGGCTCATGCTATTTCTACGAAAGTAACGAGTGATAAAGAAGTTCTTTGGGATGCATTGAATCATCGTGTCAGTAACGTAAGTGACCCCAAAGACCCTCAAGACGCCGTAACGAAAAACTACATGGAAACTGTTCAGGGTGGTTTTGTAGCGGCCAATAAAGTCTTGGTACAGGAAGCAACGAAGCAAGCGTCCGCCGCAAAGGATTCTCAGGATGCCGCTAAGGTCTCGGAGACAAATGCACATACTTCTGAAACCAACTCCGAAATATCTCATCAAAACGCAAAGAAGTGGGCTGAGTCTACAGATTCCCCCGATAATCAGACAGATACGGACAGTACGACAGGAAAGACACAGAGTAGTCGTAGTTGGGCATTGTATAGTAAGGTAAAAGCACAGGAAGCGGCAACGTCTGCAACGAACGCTAAGACATCGGAAACAAACGCAAAGTCTTCTGAAACCAATGCGAAAACCTCGGAAACGAAAGCTCTTACGTCTGAACAGAAAGCTAAGACTTCTGAAACGAACGCTAAAGCTTCTGAAACCCATGCAAAGACTTCTGAAACCAATGCTAAAACAGCAGAAAATAACGCAGGAATATATTCAGGTTCGGCTTATAGTTCCTATATTAAGTCACGGGATTGGGCTGAATCAACAGGAAGTCCAGACGGTGAAGATGATAGTTTAAGTGCAACAGGTAAAACTAGGTCTGCTAGAGGGTGGGCAATGCAAGCTAAAGAATATGCAGGCTCTTTGAATTTGTCTTTTATTCTTGATACATTATTACCTGTAGGAACTGTCTATATGACAGAAAATGCGAATTTTGACCCTAACAGTTCTTGGGGTGTAGGTATGTGGGTAAAGACCGCAATAGATAGGGTATTACAAGGTACAAATGATAAAAGTAAAGTAGGAACCACTATAGAAGCAGGATTGCCTAATATTACAGGGGGGATTTATGGACTTATAGCAAACGATGAGCATGCTTTACAAGGTGCATTACACATAAGAGATAATGGCAATGTAGGGACATTGGTACACAACGTACAGGATACTGGACGTGTTACGCTAGATATAGATGCTTCGCGTTCTTCTAGTATCTATGGTAACTCTGATACCGTACAGCCCCCTGTCGAACTTGTATTTATATGGAAGCGCATTGCTTAGTAGAAGGAGTGATGATAGAAATTACAGATGGTACATTATGAAACTATGAGGTATCTTATCTATGCCCCCTTACAGCTCCTTTGTATGTGTGTCTGCTATCTAACTAATTGGCTTATAGTGCTTTTTGCTGACGAAGAAGGAGAATTACATGGAATCCTTCACTTATGGCAAACGTGGGACGACACTTTAGATAACCCTTCCTTTATAAGAGACACACTACCTACATGGTTAGATTATGACTGGCATAGACACTATGAGCAGTATTGGATAACAGATACATACAACAGGAGAGTATACAAAGAGAAACTCATAAATCAATTCAGCACCATAGACAAACTCAAGCGTTATGTGTGTCGTGTACTTTGGCTGTATCGTAATTGTGGGTATGGTTTTGCTTATTATATCTTTGGCAGAACCATACACACACCTATAAAAATAGAGCAGATAAATAAAGATTGCTATTATGCTCAGGATTCCAAAGGAATATGGGCCTATAAATGTGACAGTCAAATAAAGGGAAGGTGGTTTTGGAAGATTTATCTTGGATATAAGATAGACAAACAGAATCAAGAAATGCATAGAGCGATGATAGCAACACGGGTTTTTATTAAAAGGAAGATGGAAAAATGAAACGAGGTACACTACACAAAATGATTAACACATTATGGAATTTATGGACAGCCACAGAGGTAAAGATTGGTTGTCTTTTTTCTATTGCTTGGTTGTGTTTCAATCAGCTTGTGGGTGGCGTGGATGAGCAGATTAATGCCTTGGTCGCCCTTGTTGCTTGTGATATTATCACAGGCCTTTGGGCTTCCTTTAAACTCCATGCTTTCGCAAGTTCGATTGCCACACACGGCCTGTACAAAAAAGCCGCAATGTTCCTTATCATTGGACTTGGTGTCTTATTAGATTCTGCCATGCATACTCATATGGTAAGGACGCTTTTTATTGGAGCTTTTGCCATTGTGGAAGCTTTAAGTATTGTGGAAAATATTGATCGTGCTGGTTATGGTCAGTATGTTCCTAGTTTTATTCGAGGTGCTTTAGCACAGATTGCACATGAAAAGAAGGTGGAAAAGTTAGATGATTAGTAAAGTAATTGATGTTTCCTATTATCAGAAAGATATTGATTATGACGCAGTGGAATTCGCTGGCGTACAGGGTGTCATTATTAAAATCTCCGAAGGTTGTACAGAAGAAGACACATGGATTCGCCACGTAGAGGAATGTAAGACACGGGGTATCCCTTGGGGTGTCTACTGCTTCTCCCACGCTCAGACGCCAGAAAGAGCAAAGGAAGAAGCACAGACGGTTTTGGACTTGCTCGGTGCTGATGTACCCCCTATGGGAATTTGGTTTGACTGTGAAGCTGATGAATGTTTTGCAGATGGCGTAGACACAACGGCTGTCTGCTCCGCTTTTATTGTCACTTGTAATGAAGCAGGATACAGCGCAGGTATTTACACTTCCTCGCTGAAATGTACAGATTATATGACAAACTCTATTCGGCCTCACTTATTGGCCGACTATGTTCCATACTGGATTGCGGATTACCGTGGGTACAATGAATTTGCTCAGAATTATCCCGATAAGTATGTAGCTGGCTGGCAGTGGAGCGCCCATGAATATATTGGAGACACAGAGGTAGATATGAATGAATGGTATGAGGAGCTGTAAATGAATGAAGATGACAACAAAACATATTCTGCAAAAGTGGTTCTTGTGTCTTTCGCTCTTGGTGTGCTTCTGTGTCTTTTCGGGTGTGTCTGCTTCTACAGTTCACGCACAGAGTCCGCAGAAAGTAGAAATGTCAATCGAACAATTCAACAGCTTACGACAGATGGTGACAGAGCTACAGAAGCAGTCAACAGCGCAGAAACAGGACTCACAGAAGCTCAAGACACAGCTAACAGAATCTCAGAAAGAGCTGACGAAAGCACAAGTGTACTTGACCGATTACAAGCAGAACTTGACAGAAGTGCAAAAGCAAATGGACTCTCTGAATAAGTCGGTAAAGCGGATGGAGCGTCAGCGTGATTTGGCTTGGGTCGTTGCAGGTGGCTTGTTGATTTGGGGGTGCAGTCGGTGAAATATCGCTCTGTATGCCCCTGTAAGGCGTTTTTAAAGCCCTCTAGGTATAATTACTAGGGGGCTAATTATTATAGAAAGAAGTTGATAATATGGCTAATTTTAATATTCCACAGGAACTTATTGACCGCTTGGCAACCGAAGAAGTGCAGGCTCTCTTAGAAGGGCTTGAGGATGAAGAACAGCGCAAAAATCCTGCCTTCCTCGCAAAGGTACGGCAGTTCTTGAAAGACAACGATTTCAACACCACTGTTGAGATTGAAGGTGTCAAAGAAGTAAAACAGGAAGCCTCTAAGATTCCTGACTTCATGGAACTTGTGAAAGAAGGTTGATAGATTGAAATGGAGTGAAGCGGATGTCCAGAAGGCACGTGAACACTTCTGGGCATTTGTCTATATTGTATGGCGGTCTATTGACCTTCCGCAGCCGACACCTATTCAGATTGACATTGCAAACTATCTCCAGAATCCACCTAAAGACCGTATCATTCTTGAGGGGTTCCGTGGTGTCGCTAAGTCCTTCTTAACATGTGCTTATGTGGTGTGGAGATTGTGGAAGGAAAGACAGCTAAAGATTTTGATTGTGTCTGCCTCTGGGGACAGAGCGGATGCGAACGCTCGCTTTATCAAGCGTATCATTCAGACACTCCCTTTCCTGTCTGACATGATTGCAGACAAGGGACAGTTAGACACACAGAATATCTTTGATGTTGGGGGTGTCGTTCCTGATATTTCCCCCTCTGTAAAGTCCATTGGTATCACTGGGCAGATTACAGGGACACGTGCAGACATTCTAATCGCAGACGATAAACTTTTATGTCGTCTTTAAACCATGTGAAAACGGTGGAACTCCTAAAAAGGACAATACCGTGCGAAGCTCTAAAAAGAGAACGTGTAACGACTATTCCGAAAGGAAGTACCATCAAGTGATGGGAAGCGCATGGAACTACATTTGTAGTTAAGATATAGTCTAATCTTTATAGTAATATAAAGCATCTTGATTTAAGGAGTGATGTCTAAAATGACAACGAAATATAAAGTAGGAAATATAATTGATACACCTAAAGGGAAAATAAAAATTCTTGAATATACGCCAGGGAAAAGATTGCCGAATAATAGGCGTATACATCCTAGAGTTACTATTAGATTTATTGATAGCGGCTGGGTATGTAATGTGCAAACAACGAATATTGCCACAGGCCATATTGAAGATTGTCGCGCAAAAACGGTGTATGGTATCGGATATT